CATCATTCAAACTGAATGCTCAAACTTAAGAGCATCCTTGCTTTGGTATCGAAGATAGCCACCGGTCTGGTAGACGGTGTGGATCCTGGCCCCCGTGGGCTCGATTCAGAATCTCCTGTGCAGGCAGTTTCATTACTGCTACCCGTGGACGGCGATTGCGCCTCCCGGTTCCCCCTGTCTGAAAAAGTCGTCGCTGCGTTGCGCAAGCGGCTGAAGACTCTGCGCCATCGCGGCAAAGAATTTTTCTCAGATCATGTGGATGCAAATGTGGCGAAGGCTTTCGAACAGCTTCGCATGGTGGAAATGTTTCTCAGGGACATGGGTATGCGCGACTCCCTCTCTGATGAAACCCGAGAACCCTTCCTTGTTCGATTATCTCTCTACAACATTGTGGATCGAGGTGAGTCTTACATGAAGTGGAAATTTACTCATATCTCCTGCTTGTGCTTGCAGCAGACAGAGTTCCCAGCACGTCCAGACTGGACCGATCTCGACGATCGTCCCGACGTGCTTCTCGGTGGTGTATGTTTCCGGTATGTTAGGAGAATGATCCACGAAGGCGACTACCGCTTCGGATGGAATCTCTCCCAGCTCAAAAAAGGAATGCCCCTAGTTAGTGATGAAGCAGCAAAGGACCAATTGGCCAAGACTGTCAAAGCACTTTCTACGGATCAGCGGAACGGCGTCAAGCTACCAGAAGACTGGGGCATGGGCGACGCACACGCTAATTGGGATGGTGTGGATATCATGGCGACACAAGTCGACATTCGGTTCTGCACCCAGCAACTCATCGCAACGTGCGAGAGGGCTGTGGACGAATTTTTTCCAAGGGGTTGGTACAAGCCCCAACAGTTATTCGTTCCAAGTATCTCAGGACATTTCTTCACCAAAAGAGCTGACTACGGCGCGCTCGGCGCACTAGTGAACAACCGCGATAACCAGGACTTTGAGCACGTTCTGGAACACACCTATCTACCCCCACACTGCTTCTCAGCTATAAAAGGTGCTCTGCGCGTGCCTGAAGAGCTGATGGACACTTGCCTTGGACCAGCCCGCTTCTGCGGTTGCTGCGGTTGGCATCCGTCTGACACAACAATATATTCGTTTCCGACCCCCGAAGTCTCCAACATCATCACCGACTCTGTTGAGTATGATGAGGCCCACGCCCACTGTCGTCTCAACGCGGTGAGGCCTGTGGAATTGAAGGAGCCCTTCAAGGTACGCGTCATCACTGGCGGTCCTGAAGGTAGATACTACCGGTCGAAGTACATACAAAAATCTGTTCACTCACATCTCAGGAGGCACCCCACGTGTCGCCTGATCGGAGAGACCCTCACAGCGGAGGCTCTCGACACCTTGCCATCGTTAGGGCCTGGTGAATACTATGTGAGTGGTGACTACAGTGCGGCCACCGATAACCTTGACCCTTTGCTGTCCGAAGCAATCGCGAGAAGGATCAGCCGTAATGCCGGATGGGACACGGCCTGGGAGGAGCTCTTTTTGAAGACACTCACTGGGCATCGTATTCTGGACTCTAAGAAGAAGGTTCAGGACAACGATGAGTTCTTGCTCAAGAATTCTGTGGATCAAAGGTGGGGGCAGCTGATGGGCTCGCCTACTTCCTTTCCGGTCCTGTGTATTGCCAATGTTGCTCTAACTCGCTACTCACAAGAGTTGCGTAAGAAGCGACAGATCAAATTATCCGAGTGCGGAATTCTGATCAACGGCGACGACATAGGATTTGTCACGGACGACGAGGGGTATGATCTCTGGAAGAGAGTCACTGCCCTTGGCGGATTATCACCCTCAATGGGGAAGAACTTCAGGTCAAAGCACTTCATTGTGTTAAACTCGACGTTCCACTCCTGCGTAATGAAAGATGAAGGCCCTGAGCACGCTCGGGTCTCCACACGTCATTGGGAATATCTGCCGTACGTCAACTACGGACTATTAAATTGTCGAAACGAAAATGGAACCCCTATTCAGGATCTGGCCAACGCGCTCGTTCCTTCAGGAGATCCCCGGACCCCAGATATCGGTGCACTTGCACATGATCTGGTTCGCGGACACCCCCCTGAGGTACAAGTTGATTTGTTGAAGCGCTTCATTGCTGCTTGGAAACCCAGCCTCAATAGATTCCTCCCGTACGGTATGAGCTACTATGCTCCCAAGCACCTGGGTGGTCTTGGTTTACCGATTGTTGGCGAATTCCACGCCACCGATGGGAAGGAGAGGTTCTCTAGATGTCAGCGTGTTCTGGCGTCATTTCTCTCCCACGACCACGAAAGATCTTCTGAGTTGACCGGCACCTCTGTGCTGGGCCGCTCTGAATCGCTATCTTTGTGGAAAGTCATCAAACCCGTGGTTGACAAATTGATGCGGAAAGTTCCATACGAATGGACAAAGGAACCTAAGGTGGGCCACCAAGGCTGCCTTACGGGAAACATGCTTGCGGGGGCGTATGCATGTCTCGGATCGGATGATCTCGAGAAAGCGGATGCAGAGGAAGATGAGAACAGATATCTTCAGTGGAAGGAACAATACGAGGCGCTATTCAGACACGCCCGTACCACCACTTTTCTGCCCATGTCGGATGAGGACATGATGACCGACCTTCCATGGAGGAAGAAGTACGATGACTACACAGTCGTTGACTTCAACCCCAAGGTCGATCTCCGCAAACCCCCCACAACCCTCTCAGCGAATTGGCTCAATCCGTCCATCACACACGTCACCGAACGTGTCCCTGATGTGGAAATGGATAGAGACTGCTAGAGTGTGATTGTGCCCTGGATTGGAGGAGCCTGGAGATACGCGGTTACTCGGCCTTGCTGCCGTACGCCTACTCTCGTGACGGACTAGCTGTTAACTCAGCTGAAGCTCCCTTCCGAACAACACACACCCAAACAGTCGCGCCCCGAGGGCGTCGAAACCGTAGGATCGACTTCCGATGCCCCTACCAGGCTACTCACGGAAAATCTACGGCTATGGTCACTTCTGGCCATGAGCATTACGGGGGTCCTTTACTGGAAACCCGACACCAATCTAG